CAAGACATCGGTTCTAACGGACTGGTAAACCGTGATGTCCAAGGCTCTGCGCTGCAAGGCGGCGAGGGTGTTGTGGAGATTGCTGGTATCAAGATCTTCAAGTCAATGAACATTCCGTTCTTCTCTCAGTACGGTACCAAGTATGGTACTGGTTCTGCCACGAACCCCGGTGTAGCCGATCCTGGTAACACTGGTTCTTTCGTGTCTGAAGCTGTTGAAGATGCTGCTAACGATGTTACTGGTATCAACAACGAGTACGGTGAAGAAACCGAATTTGCTAACAGCTGTGGCCTCATCTTCCAACGTGAAGCTGCTGGCTGTGTGGAAGCTATCGCTCCTCAGGTGCAAGTCACCAGTGGCGACGTGTCCACAATCTACCAGGGTGACGTGATCCTGGGTCGTCTCGCCATGGGTGCAGACTACCTGAATCCCGCTGCTTCTGTAGAACTGTTTGCCGGTACTGCTACCAAGCCTGCCGCATTCTGATATTTTCTATATGGGAGTCCTTTCGGGGGCTCCTTTTTTTTAATTCTTTATTGAGAATAATACTCATTTGCAACTATGCCTTACCTAACTACTGGCTCCACTGAACTTAAAGCTGTTAATCAGATCCTGGCGTCAGTTGGTCAGGCTCCTGTTACCACACTGACAACTGAAGAAACTCTCATTATTAACGAGGTCTCTCGATTTACTGGTTCCATTGCAAGCACCACACTAACCACTGAAACTGCTAACATTCCTGTTGGTACTTACATTGGTGGTACTGGTGTTACTGATGGTACATCTATTGCAGTAGCTGGTGTAGAAGCAACACCTGCCACTGATCCTGTTACGTTTGACTACACTGTGAATATTTCACAAACCGTATCATCTCGTACATTGACTCGTAATGAGGTTACAACCAGAGTTGAAACCCAAACCAACCCGGACGTTGCGATTGCACTCAACACCCTTAGAGAGGTGTCACGTGAGGTACAGAGCGAAGGCTGGACTTTTAATAAAGAATTTGATTATACACTTACTCCTAACTCGGACAACGAAGTTTTGATTCCTGATGACATGCTTCAGGTTGATCTGAACATCTCATCTAAGAGATTTAATAATCGTCAGTTCGATAGTATTAACCGTGGAGGTAAACTCTACGACCGTATCAAACATACTTACAAGTGGACTGACGCTAGTCTTAAGGTTGACATCTTGTGGTATTTTGAGTGGGCATATATCCCTGATCCTATCCAAGCATTTATTGTAGCACGTGCTGCTTCTATCTTCTCTAGTCGTACCATGGGTGATCCCAACCTGTACCAGATGCTCCAACAAAAGGAAGCATTTGCACGGGCTATGGCTATGGAGTATGAGTGTAACCAAGGTGACTTCTCCTTCTTTGGTGAACCTCAGGGAGAGAACTATTACAATAGCTATAAACCGTTCCATACTTTGCAACGCTAATGCCAGCAATAACACAACAGATCCCTAATTTTCTTGGTGGTGTATCCCGCCAAACTGACGACAAGAAACTAATCAACCAGCTGACTGAGTGTGTTAACGGTTACCCTGACCCTACATTTGGTATGCTGAAGCGTCCTGGCATGAAGCACACTAACGTGCTGAAGAAGGCTAATGGTACTGCATTTACCAAGACTGAGTTAGCAGATGCAGCATGGTTCTTTATTGACCGTGCTACTGCTGGTTCCTACATTGGTGCTATTAAAGGTACTAACCTGTTTGTATGGACTGCTGCTGAAGGTACGTTTTGTACAGTGACAAACACTGGTACAGGTTACCTGACTGGTACTAAGCAGGATGACTACCACTTCCGTAGTATCCAGGATACCACTATCATTGCTAACAAAACTGTTACCACTGCTATGCAAGCAGCTGGTACGTTTGTAGCTAACTCACAGGGTACCCTAAAACTTCTCACTCTTGACGGTGGTGATATTTGTAAGGTAACTATTAAGGGTACACCTACTGGTACAGCACATACTGCTACAGCAACAGCGCAAGGTGGTGCTACTTTTACTACATTCTTGACTGGTACACATGCTACTCATGACCTACTTGGTGCTATCAAAACACTTCTAGAAGCTAGGCAAACTGCTAGTGATACCCAGTTTAACGGTAAGTGGTACATCAATTCTTTTGCTAATAGTATTACTATCCGTAAAACTACTGAAGCTAACGCAGTTGTAGTAGACCAAGAACCTGGTGGTAGTGTTACCTATTCAGCATTTAGCCTTAGTGCTGTTGGTGGTGCCTTAAACAACAGCCTAGAAGCATCTCAGGATGATGTGACTAACGTATCTGAACTACCCCAGGAGTCATTTCACACCCACCACCTAAAGATTCTAAACAGTGATACTGAAGATGATGATTACTATCTGAAGTATGTTGCTGCTGATGGTGTCGGTGGTAAAGGTTATTGGCAAGAGGCTGTTGCACGTGATGTGTCACCTGGTCTTAATAATGCCACTATGCCACATGAACTGGCTAACACTGGTGCTACTACCTTTACGTTTGGTCCTATCGCCTACAAGAATCGTCTAACTGGTGATGATAATACCAACCCTCAACCATCTTTTGTTAGTAAAAAGATTAGTTCTACTTTCTTTTACAGCAATAGGTTCGGTGTGTTATCTGAGGATAACGTTATTTTTGGTGTTGCTAATGATAACTTTAACTTCTTCTCTAAGTCTGCACTGACTCAAGTTGACTCAGACCCTATTGACCTGAACGTATCTAGTGTACGTCCTGTTACTCTGTCTGACGTTCTACCGTCACCACAGGGCTTGCTGTTGTTCAGTGAACGTCAGCAGTTCCAGGTGTATGCTACAGATGCAAGTATCCTGACACCTACCTCTGCTGTTATCCGTACGCTATCTAACTATGAGATGGCTACTAATGTACAGCCTGTAGACATCGGTACTACTACTGCATTTGTCAGCCGTGTGCCTGGTTACAGTAAGCTGTTTACTATGGCTCTCCGTGACGTTGAACAAACACCAGTGGTGATTGACATCAGCAAAGCTGTGCTAGAGTGGATTCCTGATACTGTAGATGACCTAACTGTCAGCCCTCCTAACTCTATTGTTATGTTGGTTGACCGTGATACATCCTACTTGTACATGTACCGTTTCTATAACAACGGTAAGGAGGATCTATTCCAAGCATGGGTGAAGTGGGAGTTACCTGGTACTATACAAGCTGCACGTATTATTAATGATGCAGTTACTGTTGTATCACAGCAGGAGGATGAATATACCATTGGTACTATTGAGTTAGATGAACTACCATCTGGTAACATCCTAGCTACATCTACTAGCTTCATTGGTAATGTACCTCTTGATATGGCTACCCGTCCTGTCAAGCCTCATGCGTCCGTTGATGCAGTCGTATATGACTCTACAAACGACATTACCAAGGTCTATGTACCTTATACACCAATCGATGATAAGGACGCTGTAATGCTCCTTACAGTGCCTACAGCAGATGATGGTACTAATGCTGAGATAGACTCAGACCAGGGTTACTGGGCTAAGGCTATTGAGCGTATTGAACCTTCTACTAACTATAGATACTTTGAAGTTAAAGGTAATTTTACTGCCTATGCTGATGGTATTGTAGTTGGTTATGGTTATGACCTAGAGGTTGTACTACCTAAGTTTTACCTTAGGACAGAGCAGGGAGCTGATTACACAGCTTCTCTGACCATTGCTAGGATTAGAATGTCTGTTGGTCGTACTGGTGCTATTCGGTTTAAGGTAAAACCGACTGGCTCTAACGAATGGAAGAATGTAGAACACACTGCAGAAGGTGATATTTACTCTGGTGATACTAATCCTGTAGTACAGGAACGTGTGTTTACCTTACCTATCCATCAACGTAACACTAATTTTGAACTTAAAGTGACAAGTGATTTTCCATACCCTGTATCGTTGGTGTCGATGATGTGGGAAGGTAACTATTCAACCAAGTATTATAGGAGGGCTTGATGTTTAATCCAAAAGGCATAAGCCTTCTTGAAGAGCAGTTAGCTGTTTCTGGTCTGGAGATGAATGCAGGTCCGTTGGCGGTCTTTGCAGGTATTTCTGCTGCTACCTCTATTATTGGCGGCATCATGGGCTCCAGTCAGGCTAGTAAGCAAAACGCAGCCGCTAGAAGAGCAGAGGCAGAGCAAAGGGCAGCTGCTAAAGAGGCAGCTGATGCAACTAATAAGTACAACGCAGAAGCTTTTGCAGCTGAAAAGAAAAATTATTTTAATAACAAAGCTTTTCAATACGACACAGCTGTAAAAAACTGGAAGTACAACCAGACGATTAAAGATTACGAATATAAGACAGTTGTAGAGCGGTATGGTAAATCAGTTGAGAACACAGAAAACCAACTGATTTTTAACAGCATTGCTGCGGTTGATGCATATGAAGCAGAGCAGTCTTCTTTAGAAGATATTCGAGTAGAGGATGCTTTTAATAAACAAGGTAGTCTTGTAGACCGTCTTCAACAGGAAGGTCAGGCTCAGATGGGTCAGGCTGGTGTTTCAAGAAACAAAGCCATTCAGTCAAGACTTGCTGGTATTGGTCGTAACGCTGCTATTTCAGATGCAAGTTTAGCTAGCTCTGTTGAGCAGTCCCAACGCAACATGCGTGCGATTACGATGCAAAAGTATGCTGCAGACATGCAGGCTAAAGC